TTTTTCATTCATAATATCACCGAACTTGCCATCTGTTGTACTTCCTTCATGACAGAACGGGCAGCCCATATCACAATAATTTGTTATTTTTATATCCATATTTTCTGCAAATGCAGCCTGAAACTCATCATCATTTGTTTCTCTTATTTTTGTTCCATCTTCAAATATAGCAGTTCTGAAATTTCCATTCTTGTAACTCCCTAAAATTTTCATTTTTACCTCCCAAATATCCTTCATACTTTTCATTCACTATAATGTTTTGACTCTTAATCAACCGTCATATCCGTATTTACCGAACGCAACAACTCTGTCTCCACTTTTGGTTGTATATTTATCTACGAAAGTTTCAAGTTCATAGTCGTTATTCCATTCATCATAAGTTTTTGCATCTTCATTTATAAGATCATTCTCTTTTGCATATTTTGTATAATATCTTTCTTTCGCAGTCTCTGATAATTCTGACCAATCTTTTGAATACTCATCTTTATTATCCTCATACTCTTGAGCAGCATATTCCTTATCTTTATTTGATAGTTCACTTGCTTTTACGAAGGTTTCGCCATCCTCATCGAATAGGACTTTACCATTCTTCCATTGTTCAAATTCTTCCTCACTACACATTGTTAATGAATGGGTACTTGATGAATTGGTTTCAAATACTCCACGTCTAATCTGTCTTTTCATATATTTTTATTCTCCTTATATTATTCTTTTGGATACTCATAATCAATAATATCCATATTTACCAATCCAGTTTTCTTCATATCATTCCAATAGCAAGTTTCATCACCGTCTTGAATAACTACATATTTTTTATTAGTTAAATATTCTTCTAAAGATATATTCTCTCTTTCAAGAAAACCGCTCAATATATTTTCATCAACGTAACCCGTATATGGTTCTTCAAAATAGAATCGTCCTTTATTCTCATAATAATCAATTGAATCGACTCCCCATTTTTCACCTTTTTGATTAAAATATTCATTTAATTCATCTTCTGTTTTCCCATATTCTTGCACAAATTCATCGTTGCTATAATCTGGATAATCTTTGTTATAAACAAAATCCGACCTCATAGGAATTTCGATTTTCTTTAAACCTGGAACATATTTTAATGCAATTTGCTCAAGTTTCTTATATGTATCATCATTATATTCGTCCACTAAAGACGCACAAGCATATAACCATTTATCATGAAAATTTCCTAATGCTCTAAATGGGCTTCTACCAAATTCTAAATCATCGTCCCAAGGACTCCATATCCCATCATCTCCCAAATAAAAGCCATCTAAAAATTCTTCTGGCGAATAATGTTCATCTCTTTTCATTACAGTAAGAGAGTGCATACTCGATGAATTTGTTTCAAAAACATTTCTTCTAATTTGTCTTTTCATTTTCTCTACCTCCTAGTTATCTATTCTCTGTCTGTGTAAATTGAGTTACCTCTTTTAAATCAGCCCTTGTTTTAATCATGAACATCAAGAACTGTAATAAAGCCGTCCATATTTGCACCTAATGCTTCTTTATGTTTTCTATCGAAATCCTTATCTTCAACAAAGCTTGTACCATTCCAAGACGCTCGTGCAATTGCTGTTCCGTCAGGCAAAATACATACATAACAATCCATTTCAGGTAGATTAACTATATCTTTTTGTCTTGCTCCGTCTACAAGTATATATTTATCATAAAAGCCCATATTAGCAAACCAATCTTCTTCACTATATCGGCTTCCCATACACTCTTTTAACGTAGACAACAAGCTTGACCAAAATAATCTTCCGTTTCTTTCATCACGGCTATAATAACCCCAATTATAATATTCGTTATTTCCTTTGTTCTCTGCATCAACTTTTAATTTTATTTCTGCTTTATATCTTCCACCTATTTGATAGCCATCCCATGTGAATGTAGGATAATTGACAACATGGTCTTCATTTTCTTCATCTAAATTACTATAGACATTACCTACATAATACGGATTCATAATATCTGCAATTTGGTTTTCGCTTGGTAATTCTTTGGTTAATAAATGTACACAATAATGCATTTTAGTCCTCCTAGTTCTATATTCTCCGTTTGAAATGTTTCTTTCAATCACATCAAGTATAATCCAGTACATGCACCGAATCCACCGCCATTAGATGTAATTGAATAAGCAATGCCTTCGCTACTATATACTCTATATCCTTGTTTAAAATTTCTTGATAATTGTTTACCATTATCAAGCCACATATTACTATCTATACCGCCAACAAAAATCAATTCATTGACAGTTTGATTACCGCAAGCAAGATTTAATCCGCTTGCGATTTCTGAAAATTTATCATTTTCTCATCGGTACAAACATATGTATTATCGTACTGAGCTTTATAAAGGTGTTCTGCTAATAATGAAATGACAGTTGTTACAATACTATTTCCCGACTGTTTATATCCTTGAGAATCTGACATACCGACCGCCTTACATCTTTCATAATCAATGTCATCAAAACCCATAAGCCTATGTGCTTCTTTAGGAGTAAGTTTTCTTACCATTCTAAAATTATGTTTATCTTCTTCAATCATAGGTTGTCTATTACCCCCTTGACAGGTTGTAATAGTTGGAGAAATGTATTCTTTATCCCAAACATTTCCTGCAAATCCAGTACCCTTGTCTTCTCCATAAATATTAAAAAGTCTTTTAATATTATTTGAATCTGCAAAAATCTGTTTAGGTTGTTTATAATCTGTTGCCACCAGTGCACCCATAATCGAGCCTTCCTTATAAACTAAATCTCTCTGACCTATAGTTCGAAATTCAGGTTTGGTCGTCCCAATAACATTCTTCTCAAATGTTGGGTCAGTAATTTGAAGTCTTTGTTGTACCTCATCAGATAAAAAATATTTTTCCAAAACATCTTTATCTGTTTCTAATAAATCCTTTAATCTAATTCCTGTATCAAATGGTTTTGGAAATGTAAATAACTTTGTATCAATATCTTTACGAATTGATATACAAAAAATTCTATTACGATTTTGTGGAATACCTGTATTTTTCGCATTAATTGTTTGATAATACGAATTGTATCCAAGATTATCAAGTCTAGCAATCCAATCCTTAAAGCTATCAATGTATTTTTTCGATATAAGAGCATCGACATTTTCCATAAGTAAATATTTTGGCAATGTATTATTCTCTTTTGCCGTTACAAGAAGTCGTTCAACTTCATACAACAAACCTGAACGAGTTGATTTAATATTATGACCTCCACAATTAGGGCAAGTATAACGAGTATCAACATCTAATTCTGATGGATTATATTCACACTCACAATCTTGGCAAGTCCATTTTAGACCTTCTTGTTTGCCGGCGATTGAAAGATCAGTGCAGGGTGTCGAGTATGTAAGTAAATCGCTATATGGAAGGGATTCTATTTGCATCATATCTCCAAGATTATGTGATAGATAATCTGCTAACCAATATTTTTCAATCCCTTTTGTTTTATCTTTTCTTCGCGATAATTTTTGCCAATCATATGGTTTGTCTTTCTTAAAATCATATCCAAGTCTTTTATCTGTTAGTTCTTTGACCATCATTTCTTTACTCGGATAATCTGCATAATTTTCTATCATATCAGTGGTTAAGCCACAATGTATTGCAGCGTAACTGACTACTACTTCTTTATCCAAATCTGCTATTGCAATCATATTAGCATTGAACAAGTGAGTATTATTTATACCTTTCATCTGTGCTCCAATGCCACTACAAAGTTCAATAACTGTTAAATTTTCTAATGAATTATTTTTCTCTGTGTTCAAATTTTTTACCTACAGAGATTGTACAATCTTTTTATTCCGGAGTTTACTGTTTTCCTTTCTTTTTTTTATTTTTATAAAATAAACACGTCTGCTTATTTTACATTTTACATAGCCTTATAATTAAAATAGTTAATTCCCCTCCAGTCCTTCTTCGCAAATATCTACAATATGTTCACATAACTTCTGTGGAATTTTACTTCTTTCAATACTTCCTTTTAGTCCTTGCGTACCCGTTTTACTACCTCTTGGAGCAGATACATGACAAGGATCTCCGTTTTTACACATAGGTAGAAATTTTGGATTTGGATGATTCGTCCAAATATCTGTGGGTTTCATCCTCATATCACCATATTGACAGTATGTAACTGTATATCTCGGTAGTTCTTGCATCCAAGACATTTTTCGCATACCACCACGAGGATTTTCAATAAAATAATAAGTAGGTTTAAGTTCTTTGATTAATGAGATAACATGTTGGTCTGTTTCATCACAGAATTTTGCATAATCACTAATTGGGTCAAGATTGCCCGTTTCTGCATTTTTTCTTCTATGATGACTGATTGCAGCAATACTAAAAGTCGTACAATCAGGACTTGCCCAAATTACATCGGGACGACCAAACTTGTCTAAAATTTCTTGAGCAGTTACCTTTCCGATATCTGCATATAAATCAATATTTTCAAAATCTTTATTCCATTCAATGCTATACACTTCATGTCCTTTTGCTTCAAAAGCTTTTCCAATGGAACGAGTGCCTGCAAATAATTCTAATACTTTAATAGTCTTATACCATAGCGGCGCCATTATCTTCGAAGACTATTTTTTCCTTTCTTATAAAATGTTTTGAATTATTGGACGAATAGTCCAAAGACGTAGTAAATACTACACAAAATTATTCTCTATTTAAAAATCAAAATGAAAGCAAAATTTCAAGCTTAAATATATACTCTTTTGCCTTTTACTTTAATGTATCTGCCTTTTGTGTTAAAATAACAATCCTTTAGAACTGTTTGTTCTATATAACCACCACTTTTATATTTTAAATAAACAGAATCACCAAAGTCTTTAACCACCGTACCATCAGGAATATCAAACGGTGTCTCTTTTATATATTTTTCAATACATTTTGAACAAGACTTCACTGTTTCCAAATCAATAATTAAAACATCTTTTTTCCCTAAAGAGTGTCCACAATTTTCACAAAACAATTCTGCTTCTCGATCCGGAAATTTTGATTGCGGACATTCTTTATATTTTCTTTTACTTTTGTCCAATTTGTTTTTCGCTCTATCACATAACAAACTCATAATAATTCCTCCTACCTATCAATCTTATGTCATCATCATTCCACAACTTTTGGGTGTTTCAATACTTTCTGAGTCATCATACTCATGAATATAAAACATTGTACCTTTTGGAATCCAAGCAATTTTTAAATTATTATAACCGCCCATCCAAACACCGTGGTATCCAATTCTTTCAAGATACATTTCCATCTTTTGAATATCAGGGTGTTCAGTTAACCAATACTCTACGATTCTTTTATCGTATGCTAATTCTTTATCGCCCATAGAACTCCACCCAACTCCATAACCAGGGCTGTACAATACACCCAACTCGTTATTCTCATTATAATATCGCATGACGATGCCTTCTTGTTCGTCAGACGGATTTTTATAGTTTTCATAATTGGCTAATTGTTCCGCAAGTTCTTTGCATTCATTTCCCACATATTCTGTCGTGCGGATCTCTCCTCCTAAAGAACATATATCTGATAGTATTTTTTGTTGATATATTTTATCACTTTGGTCTGGAAAAGCTTTTAATACAGAATTCCAATCTGGTTCATCTTCACAATGAGAACAGTCAAATCCAAACCACCACAAATCACTACTAATAGGATATGAAGAATTCTCTCCACCACCCGAATATGTAAGACCTCCATGACAATAAAAATGCGACATGCAATCCATATAAGCTACATTATACAAAGGATGTCCTTTCGGAACTCCCACATAACCACATCTATATCCTCTTACCAAAAGCAACACAACACATTTTAAACCTTTATGTTCAAATTCTTTTTCAACAATATAACCTTTCATAAATTCCTCCTATAATTAAACCCAATCGTCTTCATTGAATATAATTGTATTCATATATACATTCTCTTTTTATTTAAACTTAAATAAAACTTGAGCAAATTGAATTGGCTGTATAATTTCTGCTCCACATTGAGAGCAATATAATTTTTTAGGAATATCTGTAATCACTTGATAGCTTCCTTCTGTTAAATTATCACAATATGGACAACAAATTTTTATATATGGTTTTCCTCCAAGATCGAAACATGTTTTTATTAATTCATATTTTTCGTCTCTATCTTTTGTATCTTTAACCATTACAATATTCTCCTTGAAATCAGGTTTTCATTCTTTTGTCTCTATAACTGTCACCGTGCCTTGAATGATTCCCAAGTTAGACGACTCTTTAAATGTATGCGTTTCTGCAACATCATCCTTTGTCATTGGACGTGTAAGATACCACAACGAATCATCTTTCCACGTTATTTCCTCTAATTTCAGATTTGGATCTAATTCAATAGTTGTAGATCCACCCCATTTTCTTGTTGTTGCTTGACAACCTGCCAAACTCAATGTTGCCATAATTGCCAATGCTACGCAAATTTTCTTTTTCATAAGTTTATTCTCCTTTTTATTTATTCGTCCAAAATCACTTCACAAATTATGGATTCCGGTGATTCATTTACAGGTACAAATGAATTTTTATCATCTTTTAATACTCTTGGAAATATTGTTGTGCCATTAATTTCTTCTCCATTCAAATCTTTAAAAGGACAATTATGTACCTCTATTCTATATGTCCCATCACTATTTTTTATAAGAATCATTTCTTCGCCATAAACATTCATAAATTATTTCCTCATATCATAATTTGCAAAATTCAAATTCCTCACCACAACTACATTGAATTGTGCCGGAAATTCCTATGCTTGTCGGAACAAAATGATAAGTGTATCTACCGCAATCGCCCAACCGAATGTATGTAAAATCATATTAATCCACCATAGAAGACCACTATTTCTAAATTCGTCCCATGATTTTTCAACGACCATATTTTTACTATCGTCCATTAAACATTCTCTTTTTAATAGATTCTCTATTCCTTCTAATTTTGAACAATTCATAGAATATTTTTTGTTTTATATCAAAAGTACCTCTTTCCCAATTGTCCATCTCGCCGACGGTATTTATTTTAGATTCAATAAGTTTACTGTCATTTATTAGCATAATACATTTTGCTCCCTCAAAACTATTTCTTGCTACCCATAATCGAGTTGCATCAAGAACTACTTCCGAGTAGGTTATTATAACGATATTCTTATTTTCTTCATAATTCTTTTGTATAAATTTTAAAATGTAATCACATAGATCATATGAATGGCAAATTTCTGTTTCAGGAAATTTAAGAATATTTTCATATCCTTCAAAATCCCTATCATATTCTTGCAAAATTCCTTTTATATCCATACCTCGTCGACCAGTAATAATTTTGATATTCATATTAATCGCCATCTCCTCCCAACATTATATCTCTATATTCTTCGCTGGAAATTTTGCCAAGCTTCATATCTACATAGGCAGCCAATTCACGAGTACGAATAAAATCACAATCCTGTAAACAATCTCGTATAATATCACAAGCGTCCGTTGAATGGATATCACACATACTTTCTCTCACAAGGGCGTTACTCATTCTAAGTGTTGCCCTACGGTATTGTTCGATGATATAAATGAGTTGCTCTTTGGACAACTTTGTTAATTTAGCTAAAATATCTTCCCACATATGATTATTCTCCTAATTCTAATAACTTATTGACCAAATCTTGCAATCTTGAATTATTCGGATATTTCTTTGCCATATCTTCATAATACGTAACTGTTTTGTATTTATTGATTTCTTGCTCAAATTCCTTTACAATTGCAGCTTTCTTTTTCGGTAGTTCTCTTAATCGTTTTTCTTCTGCAATTCTTCTATTGTACCCGTCCATATTTACTACTCCAACAACTTGTCCAAGTATTTCTTTATCACAATCTTCAATAGGAAAAACACGTTTAATTTCTCCAAGTACCCTTGCATTTTCATTTCCCCATCCATTCACAACGACCAACCATGAATCACATATTAGCTTTGCTTCGTCATCATACAATGCAACTGCATAATCATCGCATGCATAATCGTCAAACAAATTAACAATTGCCACTTTATTAAAATCTTTCATATTATTTACCTCCATAAATTGTGCTTTTTATACTAAATTATTAAAATATCATCTTTGTATAACTGCAATTATGACATATAATACGAGCATTGTTATAAATACTGTAAGCAATATACTATCCGCCACTTTCCTCACCCCCCCTTGTCTTGAAATTAAGCTTTCATCGCTTTTTTTCTCTATTTTAGAATGTTCCAAATTTTATAGTCGTCGTCAAGTTCGTCATATTCGGACACTAAAAACCCTTGTTTTTCAAGGCATTTTATGATGTTCTTCATGTCTTCGTCCTCATAACCCTCGATTTTTGCGATTTTTCGTGAACTACTCATATTTTCCTCCATTTCTTATCCGTTGAAACACGCATTTCATTAACTAATTCATATCTAAGCAAACAATGATTTTGAGAACCTAACTTTTTTATTTTATTTAAAGCCGCTTCCTTATCTTTGTAAGCTCCACCGCTTGCATTAAATATCAATTCATTCGTGTCTTTGTTTTTGATTACCCATAACACCGTTACCAGTTGGGATTCTTGTTTATTTATATAACCAACAATTTCGTTTATCTTATTGACTACATCGTCCCATTCACTAAATTCACTATCAAGTTTTTTCATGGCTATTAATCTCCTATTTCAATTTTCTCTCCAACGTATTTCTGAACATATTCTTGAATATTCTCAGGATATGAGTCTACGACATAATCTGTATCAATTGTTATCTTCGTAATAATATTCTCCGTCTT